CGGGTTGCCAGCAGACTGTCTATCCTCAGATTGTCATATTGTCAGATGTTATCTATCGGGTCATTAGGGTAGCCGAGCTGTAACGCCACATGCCGTAGCGAGCGTTCGGCTACCGCGCAGTTGAACTCGACATCTTCAACCCAAGCTTCCAAAAGGTAGCTCAGTTCGGCAGGCATTGCGTCATTGTCAAGCAAGTAGTCGATGTAACGCCTAGCGACAAAAGTCATTTCGCTGTAGACCCACATCGGCACCTCATCCTTTAGTTCAGCATCCATAATCAGTACCTCCAGTTTCTTTGGAGGATAGACAGCCAGCAGGCAACCCGGTCATCGTAGATACGAGAAGCGAGCCATCCAGCAGGCCAGTCAGTCATTCAGTCACTCTGTAGTTGTCAGTATTCATTCGCAGTCACTCGGTCAGTAGCTTCACTGTCACTTCCACTAGCCAGGAGCAACGCGGTCCCTTAAGTCTAGTCCTTAACACCGGAAAAGTCTAGGACCCTAGACCCCGCGATTCTAGCGGGCTCTGGAGATACACTTGTAGCAAGGGACTGGATGGTTTCGACAGGGATGGAAACCGCGCAAGCGACCACGCCTGGACCTGGGTTCGATTCCCAGCAGTTCCACTAAAAGCTGATACCCTAGATATGTCGGAATCGTGAGTGTGCTCTGCCGACCAGCGTCAGTGAGTGGAACCACCCTGGGCAAACCCTAGTAAACCAACACATTGGAGATTACATTGTCTGAGTTCGTAAAGACTCAGCAGGAAGCACGCGCCAACCTGACGATGCAGATTCGTGACGTTATCGAATCAGCAGAGCAGGCTAACCGTGGACTCGATTCTGCTGAGATTGAGAAGATTGACCGCATTGAGGCTGACATCCGCCATGCCGATGAAGCCATTGAGGTCGCAAAGCGCAACGAGGAGCGTACCCTGGAGGTTGCTGAGGCATCCGCTGGATTCGCACCTGCCGAGCGTAGTGAAGACCGTTCAGCAGAGGCTATCCTGCGCGGAATCGGTCTGGGAGAAATGCGTGACCACACATTCGCGGCTGAAAAGCGTGCGACCCTGGTCCCGTCTGCTAACACCGTGCCTAAGTCATTCTTTGACCAGGTATTCGATGTAGCGCGTCTGGTTGGACCGATGCTCGATGGAGGCGTTTCTGACGTTATCCGTACCGCATCCGGTGAAGACCTCACCATCCCAACCCTGACCGCCTACAGCGCCGCAACCCTCAAGGCTGCCGGAACTGCCCTGGATGAGTCAGAGCCCACCTACGCTAGCATCACGCTTGGCGCTTACAAGTATGGTCTGTTGATTCCCGTTGCTTCTGAGCTTATCTCTGACGCCGGATTCGACATCGAGGCTCACTTGGCAGGTCAGGCTGGTAACGGTATCGGAACTGCTGTGAACGCCGCACTCACCACGGGTGACGGTTCTTCAAAGCCCAACGGTATCGTGACTGCTTCGTCTGAGGGTGTCGTGGGTGGAACCGGCGTGACCGGTGCCTTCACCGCTGACAACCTGATTGACCTGGCTTACAACGGTGTTGATGGTCTTGTTCGCCGTCTGCCCGGAACTGGCTTCATGGCTTCCGGTACGGCTATGGGCGCAATGCGGAAACTCAAGGATGGCGACAACCGCTACATCTACGACCCTGTAGTTGGCGGACCTGACACCATTCTCGGATTCCCTGTCATTGAGAACCCGAACATCGCAGTGCCTGCGCTTGACGCCAAGTCGGTTCTGTTCGGTCACTTCCCCAGCTACAAGGTACGCCTTGCTGGTGGACTCCAGGTGGCTTCCTCAACCGACTACGCTTTCAACACGGATGTGGTTACTTACCGCTTCTTGATTCGCGTAGATGGCGACCTGACTCACGCTTCGCACGTGCGTCACTTCGTTGGAGGCGCAAGCTAACCCAACAATCAAAGCTGGTATCCCCTGGGGTTGTAGGTCATCCCAGGGGATACCTTTTTTGCGTATAGAATGTATTTATGGCGATAACCAACGGGTACTGTACTCTTGCCGAGCTGAAGGGTGCTCTACGGATTACAGACACAGTAGATGACACTTTGCTTGAGACTGCTATCAACTCAGCCAGTCGTGCGATTGACGGCGCTTGCGAGCGCACGTTCTACGATGAGGGTACCGATACCCGGCTGTATTTGCCAGCAGATTCATTCCTGACAGAGATTGACGACCTCCAGTCTTTGACCTCACTGAAGACCTCACCCGATGGCGAGACATTCTCGGTCACTTGGACCGCGACTGACTACCAACTAGAGCCACTCAACGGTAAAGCCGGTGGCATCACCACACCATTTACTCGCATTCGGGCTGTGGGCGATTATGTATTCCCATTCTGGGACTTCAATAACGTGAACCATTATGAGGCTACGGTTGAGGTTACAGGCACTTGGGGATTCGCTAGCATACCTGACGTCATAAATCAGGCTACTATCATCTACGCCATGCGCCAGTTCAAACGGTATGATTCGCCTCTCGGAATCGCCGGGTTTGGGGATATCGGCGCGATGCGCGTCTCTCGTATAGACCCTGACATTGAGTCAATGATTATGCCGTTCCGCAAAGTGAGTATGGCTTGAGTATCGCAAACCTACGGAATGGGTTAGCCACCAACCTTGCGACTATCAGCGGGTTGCGAACATCCGTAGATATTCCAGAAAATCCGAGCCCGCCCATAGCCATTATTGCTTTGGAAACCGTCAGCTACGATGAAGCGTTCCAGCGTGGAATGACTATCTACCGGTTCACTATCACCCTGCTTGCTTCGAGGGCATCGGAGCGTAGGGCTCAAGCGAAACTGGATGAATATACTTCCGATGAAGGTGCCAGCTCGGTCAAGTCCGCCATTGAGTCAGATAAGTCTTTGGGCGGGTCTGCTTATGATGTGCGTGTAACTGAAATGAGCAACTACGGTACTGTATCATTGGGGGAGGTAATGTACCTTGCCGCAGACTATGCGGTGACAGTATACGCAGATTAGGAGATGACTGTGGCAAAGTTTGTCGCAACAGATTACAACATCACTGTAGGTGGGACTGACTTTAGCACCAGCCTTGCCTCAGTGACCCTTGACGTGAACGCTGAGGAGCAAGAAACCACCAGCTTTGGTGACGCTTGGCGTGAACGCATTGGCGGGCTCAAAGATGGGTCGGTATCCCTGGACTTCCACCAAGACTTTGGTGCTAGCTCCGTGGACGCCACTTTCTGGCCGTTGCTCGGCACCACGGTAACTATTGTTATCAAGCCGACCAGCGATGCCGTTGGTGCCACCAACCCTACTTACACTTTTGACGCGCTTGTGACGGAGTATCAGCCGTTCGCATCGTCTGTCGGGGACCTTGCTACCCTGTCGGTCTCCTGGCCTGTCACTGGTGCTGTGGTTAGGGCTGAGTCGTAACCATGAACCCATTTGACCTACGAGTTATTTTTACTGACGGTTCAGAAAAAGTAGTGACCGCGATTGCGGCTGACCTGGTGGCGTTCGAGACCAAGTTTGACTTGAGCGTTGCCAGACTTCAATCCGAGGTCAGGCTCACCCACTTGTTCTTCATCGCTTGGCATGTGCTCAAGCGGACCGGGGACACCAAGGATGAGTTTGAGAAGTGGATTGAGTCGGTCAATATCGTCACGGAAGCAGAAGCAAAAAAATAGTAGGCCTGGGTGACTCTAGCGTCCATTGGCAGTTAGCAGTCATCTCAGTTGAAACCGGGATTAGTCCCCGTGAGCTGATGGCGTTGGAGCCCAGGATGCTATGGACAATGGGTCGCTACCTCATTGCGAGAAGCCAGAATCAAAGCCGTAAGCGGTAGACTGGTTGTAGGGGTGAGTCATGCTAACAGCGCACGTGGATACAAGCGAGATGAAAAAGCTCGTATCCGAGATGAAGCAACTTGACCCCAACCTGCGTAAGTATTTTGTCAAGGAACTCAAGACTGACCTCCAACCGTTTGCCGACCAGATTCAGGGTTGGATAAACCGTAACGCCAGCCCACCCCTGTCGGGATTCGGCGGGCATGGTGGTCGGACCGCCTGGCCAACGTCAGTCAAGGCAACGGCTTATGTCACTCCCAGCTCTCGCAAGTCTCTGGCTCGTATCGAGGTATTCGGGCGTGGACAGAACAAGGCGGCAGTGAAGATTGCGGACCTTGCCGGTACTAAAGGCACTTACATTCGGACCACTCAAGGTGAGGCTCTCATCCAGGAACTGAACCGGCGATTCCGTAACCCCAACCAAAAGGCTGGGCGTTTCGTATGGCAACAATACATCAGTCGGCGTGGCGAGATGATTCACTTTATAGAGAAGACCATAAATGAGTTTGCGGACATAGTGGAGAGGCGTATCAGTGGCTAAGGGCATAACTATACCCATTGTCTACAAGTCTGACCTGAAGGGCTTGGA